TAATATCTCTAAATCATTTTCGCTAAATATATTTAAGCGTCTTCATAATGCAAATCAATTCCACCAATAAATCCACATGGCGAAGTGGCAGCAGTCATACTAGTGCCATTATAGTAAACAGGTTCGAACACGCAATATAATTGTTTGGACGTAGTTCCACTATCCGTATCATTAAACAACATTTTCTTTGGCAACCATCGGGTTATGTCTAGAGTCATCTTATAATTCAAGTTATAATCGTTACTTGATTTAGATGAATTTGCATTAGCACCTCCAGTAACACCAGAATAACCTGCCTCACCAAGTTTTATAGTTCTGGTGTAATGAACATTCACAACATCCTTATTGTGGGGAGTTATGATGTCATATAAAGTACCTAACAAACCGATAGAAGTATTTCCGTTCGAGAAAAATGTATTTAAAACTGTCTGATATACGTCTGCTTGTGTTTGTTGCAAGACGTTGCGTTTCAAACTGATAATCCACATCTTAACATTCAAAGGAGTGGGCGTTGGATTGCTAATAGCATTGTAGAGAGAAGGGACTAGCACTCCTCGAAAATATGCTTTTCGAACACTTATAGAATTAGAAACCCTTTGCTGTTGACCAACCCCCTGTGTGATAGTATAAATACCACCAGTCGCACTATTAGGACAGAGTGGGATAATATTATTCGGTTGGAATCCAGGGACACCCGCCGAAATATTATATAAATTCTTAGTAAACTCAGTTGTCATTCGTTTGTTTTCCAAGTTTCGATGAATCACACGGGACACATATCTCTTTATAGTCTTGGAGACCTTTTTGGTGGAACGTTTGGGAACACGACGGCGGTATTTTCTACCACCTTTCTTCATAAACTTTTTTGGCATGTCTTTATATACTTTTCCTAAAGATTCTTTATTTTGCCAAAATTATAATTCTTGAAAAAAGACACGGAACCTGCCACGTCAAAGATTCGGGGACCCCCTAAAGGGTAGGAAATCGACCGCAAGGGTCGATTTCTCCCCCCGTTGGCACGTACCCCCTGAATATTTGAGTGCCGGACGGTTCTCGCGGGTGCTTGACCTCCCTGCGGGAGGTCTGCGCGCGTCGCAACACAGTTGCTCCGCCTTATACAAATCTTACCCAAGGTTATTTGATATTAACTATCGTTATTTTGGGATTCTTACTGGTTCGCCAACTCTCACCAGTGAAATGTTTAATCACATCGATTCTATCTATAAATTGCTGTGCGTCCTCTCGATGATCCATGAGAGTCGCAAAATCCAATGGTGAAAGAGGGGTCGTGAAAAATACTCGCTCCGCAACAAATTGCCTTGACCCCCCTTTCGTTTCAACACGAAAAGGCGTATAATCCATAAAATTTAACATACGCTGGAATGACATAAAATCTGGACGAATGTCTTGTACGATGACGTCTCTGTGAGCATCGTACCCTTCGAACCAACGCCCTGTATCCATACAGTCATAGGTGTCGTCTGGATCTGCCATATCTAACGCCATTTGCGTTTTGCCAGTTCCAGTATCACCATAAAACCAAAAAATCTGGGTTTTCTTTGTTCTTTTCTTTTCGTGATATTTTAAATATACTTCCGCCATCCGAACAGACTGGTAAGAAGTAGCAGTCTCGACAACATTACGCATGGACGGTGACTCTTTTAGAGATAGACGCATAGAATCAATATCCGTTCTCTTGCCCTGCCCACTGGGGCATTCGCCAATCTCAACATGATCGGGGTTATACGGTTTTTCTTTGCCATCTTTATTATACGGTCCACGAATATAAGTTCGATTTTGCTCTGCTGTGCCAATCATCTCACGCAAATTTGCTCTTTTCAGTTTCTTCGAAAGAGCACTCATAGTAATCTGGTCTTTAAAAACCACACACCCTTGGTAGTGTGGCGTCCCTGTAGTGGGACATACCTCCGGAGCGTATATAAGATATATACATTTTAAAGACTTGATCTGTTCCAAATCTTCCGGCGTATAATTATTAATAGTAAAACACCACCCTCTATATCCTTTTTTCGACATTTAGTATTATATTCTATAACAAGAAAAAAAATTCCTCAAAAGTGAATTCCTCAAAAGTCGGGAAGGTAATAATATCCTTCCCGACTTTCCCCTAAATGTTTCTTGGGGATATTATTCAATAGAATAATATCTCTAAATCATTTTCGCTAAATATATTTAAGCGTCTTCATAATGCAAAT